TTTGGCACAGATGGTAGTTTAACTGTACCAGGTGATATCCGCAGCGAGGGTGCTATCAACATTGACATCAACTTATCAGATAGTACTCTGCGTAGATGGCAGTTTGGTGAGGATGGTGTAATAACATTACCAAACTCTATGACCATCGATGGTTCTGGTACTGGCGGTCAAACCGTTATAATTGGCGGTGATAATACTCGGATCACAATTGACAACAACGGAGCACCTCCAGGATTTTCTGTTACGACCAACGCACTAATGTCAGGTCCAACAGGCACGGCTCACACTTGGCGTTTTGGCCCAGATGGTGAAATAACATTCCCTAACGATAAAATCAAAGCACCTGTATCCAGCAACATATCTATAGAAACTGAAGTACCAATATCAGATCCACCGACTACCATCGTTATCAGTGGTGCTGATTTTACAGCAGTGAATTTAACCTACATCAAAGATGGAGCAAATTCAATTTGGTATCCTGCTGGTTATAATCCTGCCACCGATCCTTACATTGAGTTTGGAATGGGCTTTGGAATTTTTGTTCCAGGATTTGATCAAGCACTTTATGTCAACACAGGCTCATTGAATGAACCATTGGCACAGTGGAACACTAATCCTCCATTGGGTAGTGTGGCTCCAACAGGTGTATACACCTATCCCAATACTTACGTTCACAATTGGGAGTTTGGTGATGATGGTTCATTAACATTCCCAGATGCCACAGTTCAGACCACAGCGTTGGTACAAGGCGAGCAGGTATTTACAGTTGACACTGGTGCAGTTGACTATGCCCCAACAACAGTAGATTTTAATCTATTGTTTGTTACACCGGCAATAGGGTATTCAGGAACCGATCCTACTTCAGTTACGCTACCGGCCGGTGTACCTGGACAACGTTTGGTTATTTTCAACGGTTCTAGTCTTGCTACCCTTACAGTAAATCCTGGACTGCTTGGCAGAGATATATCAGCTGGCGTTGTAGCAGAGTTTATCTACTCCGGTTTCGACGGGTTATGGATGCCGCTATATGGAACAAATAGTCCAACTTAAACAATAACGGTAAATATACTAGAGAGATAAAATATGCCCATACAAACAATTAACTTAGGAAATTACGCAAATGACGGTACTGGAGACGATCTTCGTACGGCCTTTGAAAAAGTCAATGCTAATTTTAACTTTTTAAATGTAGAAAATACCACATCAGCTCAAAATTTAGGGTCTGGTCAGGTCATATTTGCCCAAAAATCTGGAAACACTTTACAATTCAAAAGCCTGGTTCAAGGGCAAAATATATCACTAACTTCAGATGGTAACACTGTTACCATATCTGGATCTGGAAATTTACAAAGCGAAACATCACCCACATTAGGTGGCAATTTAAACATGAACGGGTTTAATATTGTTGGTGGCGGGAACATAGAAGCACTAATTTACGGAATCGATGTTCGTACACTCGTTGGAGCTTCAGGGGACTTGGATTTTGGATCTTTCACAATTCCTTCAAGTTTTGATATAGATTTAGGAACATTCTAAAAGAATTAGGAGACATCATGGCGTTACAAATTAGACGAGGTACAAATACACAAAGACTAGCACTTTCCGGTGTTGACACACCACTAGTCGGCGAGCCTCTTTACACAACTGATACTAAAAAACTTTTTATAGGTGATGGCTCTACTGCTGGTGGCACTAGTTTAGGATACTATAGCAATGTAGCCGTAGCTGGGCAAGATACACTATCTGCGATTAACAATACAGAAACATTAACTCTTATTGCAGGGAATAATATTGTTTTAGCTACAAACGGCCCCAGTGATGCTGTTACTATATCAGTAGCAACTACATTAAATGAACTAAACAACGGAAATATCAGAATAATAAACAACAATATTAATGGCCTAGTTGGTAACGAAAACATTAATATCGATCCTTCTGGAACAGGTAAAGTAGTTGTTAACAGTGCATTGAACTCTTTAGGTATTGAAACCAATGAACTAAAAGTTGGAGTGTACAATGATACTCCAACTAACTACTACTTTGAAAGTGAAGGTCCAAGTATTGAACGAGTATTCAGAGCAGGCGGTCCTGGTGGACTTATAGGAGCAGAATTTTCTGCTTATTATGCATCGCCTACAAATGGACAGAAAGGTCTCGAATTAAGATTTAGACAAAGCGTAGCAGCATCATCAAATTTACCTGTAGGAAATATTTCTACCACAGTCACTGATGTTTCTTTAGGTTCAGTAGATAGTAAATTTGATTTCGAAGTTAGATCTAACAATTCAATGATTGTTGGCGGGTCAGTGACCGGTAGTGGATTCTTAGGTAATTTGACAGGTAACGTCACAGGTGATTTGACAGGTAACGTCACAGGTAACGTCACAGGATATCATACCGGTGATGTAAAAGGTTCTGTATTTGCTGATGACAGTACTATTTTAGTGGATGGAATTGCTGGTGTACTAAGAGGTGAATTGCAGGGAACCCTTAACACCGGTGATTTAGTAATTTCCACAAATACAATATCAACAGCTACTACCGGCGACAATATTGAACTATCTCCAGCTAGTGGCGGTGTTGTTAACACGTCTGCGATTTTAAGAGCACAGCGATTAGAATTATTATTTGATGCTGTTAATTCTGGTATTTCTATTGCCAATGCTGTTAATAACAACAGTTCATTAAATATTTCTACAACTCACAATACAGCATCAACCTCTGCTGATCTCCCTTCGGGAGAATTCAGTCCTGTCGGTCCGGTTACTGGATCAACAGTTAACTTTTTAAGAGCTAGAGGGTCGAATCCAATATTTCCACAAGCTGTACAGAACAACGATGAAGTTTCTACTATAAACTATAGTGTATTAACTGGTCTTGCTGGTTTTCAAAGTACGGCAAAATTTAGAGTTGCTATCGATAGCACTGTAACTAATGGTATTGCACCTGCTGGTAGATTTGAGTTTGTGACATCAGATGCGTCGGGATCTAGTGCTATACGATTAACAGCAAGTTCCAAATCAATCACAGGCACTGTGCCATTTAAACTACCAGTTTATGCAGATCCCACCGATAGAAATGCTGCTATCACAAGTCCGGAAATTGGCATGATAATTCTAGTATCAGATAGCACCGGAAGTGGCGGTCCAACAAAATTCCAAGGATACATTAGTTCAGGATGGGTAGATTTAAACTAATTTAGTCCTCGATAAATACAGTATCAAGGACTAATTATGTTGGATATCTGGACTGTCAATAATGACCACTCTTTCGGAATCATAGAAGAAAGTAATTCAGTGATTCTGGCTTTGCCAGTTGCTAGTCCACCATCGACAATAAAATACTCAATAATTAGTGGCAGTTTACCACCCGGTTTAAGAATATCTGGAAATAACATCGTAGGTACTCCATTTGAAGTTCCTAGACCGACGGAATTCAAATTTGTTATACGAGCCAGTAATTTTAACACATCAACAAATGTCACAGAACTGTCTGATAGAGCATTTTCAATAACGATAGACGGCAGTGATCAACCAGTAATATTGAATAATACTGGAGCACTGCCAATAGGTGCGAATGGACAACTTTTTATTTTAGATTCATCGTATGTTGATTTCCAAATAGATGCTATTGATAATGATACTGCTGCTGGACAAAAATTAAGATATTTCATTTCTAGCGGAGACGGGGATCTCCCGCCAGGCCTTAGTTTAACTGAAGATGGAAGAATACAGGGGTTTATACAACCACTATTATCGATTCCCGTTGAAGAAAGGGATGGCAGTTATGGTAATGCACTGTATGATCAGTACGGATATGATTATGGCCTTCGTCCAGACAACGGATATGACAGTTTCTTATTTGATTCAGGTGCTTACGATTTATTTTTACCGTCAAAGTCTCCTAGAAAATTAAATAGAAATTACGAATTTATTTTAAGTATAACAGATGGTGACACTGTTACAAAAAGACAATTTAAAATTTTCGTAGTAGGCGACGACTTCCTACGTGCAGATAATACAATAACATCAGCAGGTAATGGTGTATATACTGCTGATGGCACATACCTAAGATCACCAATTTGGACCACTGATACAGATTTGGGTCTTTATAGAGCCAATAACTATGTTACTATCTTTTTAGATGTTTATGAAGCTCAGGTATTAGGCCCTGTATTTTATCAGCTAGATTCTGTAAATCCAGATAGTACACCGAGCGTGATACCACCTAATTTACAATTTGATCCATTAACTTCAGAACTTTATGGAATAGTTCCTTATCAGCCTGCGGTTATAAAGAATTATAGATTCACTGTAACTGCTTCTAGGTATGGTACTGACAATGAAATCGCGTCAACGAAAAGAACATTTACAATAAAGGTTTTAGGTGAAGTTAACAGCACAATGGCCTGGGAAACCCCAAGTACATTGCCACCAATCGATGCCAATTACATCAGTACATTAAAAGTTGAGGCAAGCTCTACTTTTCAAAATCCAGTGATAACATATAATTTAGTTGCAGGTTCGTTACCACCAGGACTTACCCTTCAACTGAACGGAGAAATAACTGGTAAAGTAAATCAATACAGCTCTATCGGGACTGTTGGAATGACAACTTTCAGCGATGGCATTTACGTTAATCAAACTTTTGATGGTGGTACTACCAGTATTGATCGAGAATTTAAATTTGTAATAAGAGCGCATGATCAAGCAGAATACAGTAATATTGATCGAGAATTTAATCTAAGAGTAAACACACCAAACGATAGACTATACAGTAGTATCTATATTAGAGCATTTATGGATCAGAAAAAGAGATTTCTTTTCAACTCCTTTGTAAATGACAATAATATATTTTCCCCAGAGTTAATTTATAGACCCAATGATTTAAATTTTGGTATACAGAGAGATATGTTATCTTTAGTATATGCAGGTATTGAAACTAAGGATGCTGCTAGGTTCGTTAGTGCCATGGGATTAAATCACAAAAGGAAAAGTTTAATATTTGGTGACGTCAAAACAGCAAAGGCCAAATTGCCGGGGACAAACAACATAGTGTATGAAGTGATTTACGTAGAATTATTAGATCCTTTAGAACCTAATGGGTTGAAGTTAAATTCAAAAATCACACATCATAAAAATGCAGTTAACAAAATAACTGCTGATACCAGTAATGCAATATGGGATGGTCGTGAAAATCTATCTAGAATGAACATAGACGAACCGTACTTACCTAGACCTAATCAAAAAATAACCGTAGATCAAACAAACATTTCTGTCAGCGATCCAAATGCCAAAAGCCAATATCCCAGCAGTATTAGTATCTGGAGGGAAAGATTAAAAGCAGTTGGACTTACTGAAAGAAACTATCTCCCATTATGGATGAGATCTGTGCAGGATGATGTCCGTCAAGAGCTTGGATTTGTGTTAGCTATGCCCATTTGCTACTGTAAACCTGGTACCAGCGATATTATCTTAACAAACATAAATTTCAACAAATTTGATTTTAAAAATTTAGATTTTACTGTAGATAGATATATAATCGATGCGGTTACCGGATATGGTAGCGATAAATATCTAGTGTTTAAAAACGATGGAGTTACAATATGACAAGCCAAATAAACGTTTCTAATATTGATGGAGCGTTTCCTGTTGCAGGACAGGACAATAACAGTCAAGGTTTCAGAGAAAATTTTACAAATATAAGAACAGCACTAACTGTGGCCAAAGATGAGATTTCTGATCTACAGAGCGATACTGCAAAACTAAATGAAGCAAACAACTTCAACGGACTTCTTTTAGAGAACGCCGAAGTGAATAAGTTTTATGGGTCAGTAAGAAACAATGGCACGACAACTGGCGCCACTGATGTTAATCTCGACAATGGACCATTACAAGTATTCACTTTGGGTGGTGATCATTCGTTAACTTTTAGAAACTGGGCCGACAGTGACTTATATCATATTGTTAAAGTTCATATTATAAATCAATCTGCTTCACCAAGAACTGTCACGTTTGGTACAGAAGCTGGTGGTATATTTAAACAAGTAACTGGTGAATTCACTGGCGGTGCTAGTCCACAATTGTCGGTAGCTGGCAATAGTGAAGTAGTTATCGAAGCTTGGAGTGTTAACCAAGGTTTAAGCGTATACTTGAAAAAGATTGGTGTATTTCAATGACAGCTATTAATCCTTTAGTCGACGATATGAGTTCACTTAAGGATTCAGAAATTGAATCCAAAATACAAGATTTGAGTAAAAAATACTGGACTACATCGAATCCTAATCTAAGATTTCAAATAGCACAATTCCTAGAAATTTATAAAGAAGAAATTAATACCCGAAGAGCCAAAGCATGGGAACAACAATATCAAAAAAGAAACAAAGATCTTGACAATTTAATTCAAGTAAACTAAAATACTTGGATGACCTATGATAAATTTGGCAATGTTATATATGACGAGAAAGATCTAATTGATCTGATCTACAGAGATCAATTGGACTGTATAAGTCAGATCAATTTGTCCGACACTCCAGAAATACAAAAATTTAAAAAAACCACAGAAATAAACATCAATATTTTCGATCAATCAATTTTCGAAAATATTGATCAAAGCACGTTTGATCACTTACATCAAGATAACTGGTTTCTACCGGAAGAATACGAAAGTTTTGACATAGAACATTACTGTCTTAATCTTTGTTCAAATGACTGTGAAACACAACGTGTAAAAGACGAGTATAGTGAATTTCAAAGAAGAAAAATGGTGCCATTGCTAAGATGGCTTAAATATCTAGTAGACACTTGCAGAAGAAACAATATCGTCTGGGGTGTAGGTCGGGGTAGTAGTGTCAGTAGTTTTGTGTTATTCTTAATAGGTGTACACAAAATAGACCCGATTAAATACGGTCTAGATTGGAAAGACTTTTTGAGATAACTTAAGGAGATTTTTAAATGTCAATGAAAGAAAAACAAAGAACCATTTACAGAAGTGCTCAAGGTAAAGAAGTGGATATGGAAAAATTAAGAAATCAAAATGAACTTACACCAGCGGTAGGAAATGCTCGTGTAAACGCTCGTGGAGACGAATTGGGTCCAGGGGGCAAAATTATCCGAAAGCGTGAAGATGTTTTGAAAGATTATTATAAAGGCACAGCATCAAAGGACGAACAATGAACGTTGTAAAAGGTAAATTAAAACCTATAAGAAACAATGTTTTTGTTTCTGACATGGAGTTTGATATGCGTGTAAGTGCTGGGGGTATTGTTTTGCCTAATGACGATGGTAAAACTGAAGGTATCAGACCTAGATGGGGTAAAGTTTTTGCTATTGGGCATGAACAAACTGACGTAGCTGTTGGTGAGTGGATTTTGGTTGAGCACGGCCGTTGGACCAGAGGTATCACTATCGAAGATGAAAGCGGCAACGAAATCATTATTCGAAGAGTAGACACTGATTGTATTCTTGCCAAAGCCGACGAAAAACCTTTAGACGTTTAAAACGATAAGAAAAAATGTTATAGGGCCTTGACGGGCCCTATTTTTTTCTGTACAATTAAGCTAATACCTTGGAGGCTGTAAAATGAACGAACATGAAAAAAACATAGAAGCAATGAAAGAACTACGCTCTAGAATTGATAAAGTACTAGCTGGTGAGCCAGAGCCAGAAATAAACTATAAACATCCTGATCCAGTCAAACACAAATACATTAGTTTTGCTAAGAGTGCCGTTAGAGTTGCAGCAGGCGTGGCATTGTGTTATAGTATGCTTTGGTATGCAGGTAGTTTATTAATACTTGCAGAAGTGTTAGGTGTCGCAGAAGAAATGGTATGAGAGTAGGGTTTACTTGTTCAACATTTGATTTGTTTCATGCCGGGCATATTATGATGCTCGAAGAAGCAAAAAAACAATGTGACTTTTTGATTGTGGGATTACAGACCGATCCTACTATTGATCGTCCGGAAAAAAATAAACCAGTACAAACATTATTTGAAAGATTCATTCAATTGAATGCCTGTAAGTTTGTAGATCAAATTATACCGTATGCCACAGAGAAAGAACTACGTGACATATTGCTTTCTTTTAGAATAGATATTAGAATACTGGGTGAAGAATACAAAGGCAAAGAATTTACAGGTTGGAATATTCCAACTGAATTCTATTTTAATCAACGTAGGCACAGTTTTTCAACATCCGAACTGCGCCAACGTGTCATAGAGGCAGAACATGAAAGAACTATGGGTAGAAAAATATCGTCCGAAAACAGTTGATGGTTATGTATTTCGCGATGAGCATCAAAAACAACAGATAAAAAGATGGATTAAAGAAGGAACAATACCACATTTGTTATTCAGTGGAAATGCTGGTATTGGTAAAACTACTCTGGCAAAAATACTTCTAAATGAACTAGAAGTCAACGATTTAGATGTGTTAGAAATCAATGCTAGCCGTACAAATAGTGTTGAAGATGTCAGAGATAGGATCGTAAACTTTGTACAAATGATCCCTTTTGGGAACTTTAAGGTGGTGCTATTAGATGAAGCTGATTACTTATCTCCAAACGCTCAAGCAGCGTTACGTGGTGTTATGGAAGAATACCACACGACATCGAGATTTATTCTCACTTGTAACTACCCCAATCGTATTATCCCTGCTTTACATTCACGATGCCAGGGATTTCACATTGAGCGAACGGATATTACTGAGTTTACCGCTCGTGTTGCTACTATTCTTGTTGAAGAGAATGTTAACTTCGATCTTGACACGCTGGACACATTTGTAAAAGCAACGTATCCAGATTTACGCAAATGCATCAATATGGTGCAAATGAATAGTGTCGATGGCGAACTACACAGTCCGGAAAAAGGAGACACTGGTGATGCTGATTATAGAATTGAAATGGTAGAATTGTTTAAGGCTGGCAAAGTTAGTGATGCACGTAAACTTATCTGTAGCCAAGCACGTCCAGAAGAAATTGAGGATATATTTAGATGGCTCTACGACAATGTATCAGTATTTGGTGACGAGGGCAAACAGGAAAAAGCAATTCTAGTTATCAAACAAGGGTTGGTTGACCATACTCTTGTAATTGATCCTGAAATCAATCTTTCTGCAACATTAATTCGGCTATCACATCTATGACACATCTAGTAACTGAAAATTGTATTAAATGTAAACACACTGACTGCGTTGATGTGTGTCCTGTGGATTGTTTTTATGAAGGTCCTAATTTTTTAGTTATCAATCCAGATGAATGTATTGATTGTGCAGTTTGTATTCCCGAATGCCCAGTAAATGCTATTGTTCCTGATACAGACCTTTCGGAACAAGAAAAAATATTCTGGACTGATTTAAATCAACGGTTGAGTATCAAGTGGCCAAATATTAAAGAGAAAAAACTTCCGCTACCCGACGCAGAATCATGGAACGGCAAACCAGGAAAATTAGATCTCTTAGAAGAATGACAAAGAAAAAGTCCAACGTTGCCAAAGGACGTGAAAGTTATGATTCGGAGTTAGGCACTGGCTTAGTAGCATTTTTTAATAAGAATGTTACTCCCTATCCTACTGATGTGGGAGCACCTAGTTTTGATTTGATCCCAGTGTCTAAACAAAAAGACATTATGATCAATCATGCTAGAATGTATGCACAACAGGAATACAATAGGATAATGGAGTTAGTTGCTGTTCTGCAAAAACAAGCTGACAGTATCAAAAGAAGATTAGATGTTACTGATGCTGTTCATGCTGCCGAGTATCAGTTTCAAATAGTGATGGGCCACTACTATTGGTTAGTTTGGGACACTAGACACGAAAAAACACTGTTAGTTCACCATGGGCCCGATGAGTGGACTACCGGTGCTCCGGAAAATTATGCATATCAAACTCGCGTCAAATACATGGGTGATCATACTTGGCTAGAGGTCGATGAAGAAGGCAAACCTGTAGAATGAAAGAAAAATTTAAACAAGCATACATGAAGACTGCTGAAACTTTTGCAGAACTCAGTCATGCACGTAGATTACATGTCGGTGCTATTATTGTAAAAGATGATAGGATTATTTCTATCGGCTACAATGGTATGCCTGCTGGTTGGGATAACAACTGCGAATATGAAGATATAGGATTCTCTGATGCAGTATTTGGGGAACCACAAACATTAGTTAACAGAGGTCTAAAAACTCGACCGGAGGTCTTACATGCTGAAACGAATGCCATCGCTAAACTGGCTAGAAGCACTGAGTCTGGTGTTAATGCTACTATGTTCATTACTCATAGTCCTTGCCTTGATTGTGCCAAACTCATTTATCAAAGCGGGATTGGTACTGTGTTTTATCGCGACTCTTATCGTAGCGAAGATGGAATACAATTTCTCCAAAAATCAGGAGTAAAGGTAGAACAAATTGAAAAGGGCTCCTAAGAGCCCCTTCTTTTATTGACTCATTAGTCGCCGTATATTTCTAACACCTCCTTGACGGCCTCATGTCTTTCAATGTCCTGCATATCAAATTGCACTATGTCAATATGTTTTGTCTGTTTATCTGCGAGTAGGTTGCAAAAATTTATCAATCCGTTATCGCTCCTTCTGTCTGCCTGTGCCAGATCTCCTGTCACCACCATTTTGGATCCTTCTCCCAAGCGTGTCAGTAGCATCTTCATTTGATTTACTGTAGCATTTTGCATTTCATCTGCTACAATGTATGCGTTTTTGAATGTGCGTCCACGCATATACGCAAGCGGGCTTATTTCGATAATACCTTCCTTTAGCATCTCTGCTATATCTGATTGTTTATAATACTCTCCCATGACATCAAAAATAGGTCTTGTCCATGGTGCCATTTTTTCATTTAAATCACCTGGTAAAAAACCTAAATCTTCATCCACGGAAACGGCGGGTCTTGTAACAATGATTTTGTCAATCAAACCTTCTTGAAACATTTTAATACCATGCATAACTGCTAACATTGTTTTGCCCGTGCCAGCCGGCCCAATAGCAAATACTATGCTTGTTTCTTCATTTTGCAGTTTCTGGAGGTATGTTTTTTGATTGGGCGAACGTGCTGACATTACTACACGTTGCTTCTTCTGCGGAAGATATGGTTGAAAATCTATTACTTTAACTTCTGATGTAAAGCGTTTCTTCACTCTTTTGCTCATCTAAGTTGTTCTCCTACTCGTAAAAGTAGGACTTGTAGCGACCGCCCTTGATAACTACAGAGGTCCTACAAAGATATTTAACATCTTCGGGAGAAAGTAAACACATAACACAATGATTCTAACCAGATAAATAATTTAGTAAAAATTTAGGATGCCTATATGCGCGATATTTTAGACGTAATCAAGAACGTTGAATCTATATATAATAACAACTCTAGCCTAGCAGTGCTTAAAGACTTTGAGCGAGTACTAGATGAACTAGATATCTACGTATATAAAAACTGGTCGGACGGGGAACTAGCATCCGGACCCAAAATTGATCGCCATTGGGTTACATGTGAATTCATGTGGCCACATAAACAGATGCCAGATCCTATTGCAGGTAAAAGATTATCAGGAATAGGGTGTAAAGTTAAATATATTAAGAGTAACGTTATAGAGCCAAGAAAAATACGTTCACCAGATGATTTTCGCCCAGGCACCAAAAAAGGTAAATTAGATACCAAACCTATTTGGCTAGTAGAAATTGCAATGCCTAAAAAAGTAGTGTTTGATATTTTTAACAGCTACATGGATCGAATTAGAGAAGAACGTAAAGGCGACCCAGAACAACAAATTAAAAAATCAGAAACATCAGCTGCACCAGCCCCGGCGGCACCACCAGCAGGAGCACCAGCATAATGAGATTAGATGAAACATTATTAGCTGGTGATCTTCAAGGTCTAGTCAGTCACGTTTTTGAGATCGACAGTTATAAAAGTAAAATAGGTAAAGACGGTGAAATGGTCGTACTTAGCTTTACTGTTGATGAAAAGTCCCCAGCAGATGATCTAGCACGTTTTTTAGAAATGGGTTACGATTATATAATTGATGCCGACCCAACAAATGGCCCAACTGACAACGGAAAATATAAAGTATTTGTAGAGCTAAAACGTACTAGATACATTGCAAAAGAAATTTTTGATATTTTAGATGGAGTAGAACGATTAACTGGTATCAAAAATTTTAAATTTAGATATTATAAAAGTTTTAAAAGTATCCCAGCTACTATGGAAAATCTAGAAGATCTAGTTCCAAAAGATCAGGGCACATACGAAGAAAGAATTTCAAATAATAGACTTAATAATTTTAGTAATTTTTTTAATAAAAGTTATCTAGAGAGTATCAATGTAACTGACGACAATATATCTTTCAAAAAAATGTTTGCAGAATCTATAAACATGAAAATTAAAGATTTTGGTCCAAAAAAATATATCTATGAAAATTTAGAAGGAAAAATAGATATCGAACCAAAAGCAATGTCTGAAATAATGTTTTTGACTAAAGCATTAGGAAACTATAATATCACAAAAATAAACAACAACTATATTTTTGAAAATGAAGATTATGCTGCGGTCATGGAGAAAATTTAATGTGGCAACTTAGTTATCTATTTGGATTCATTCCGGATAGTTTGTTTATATGGATAACCTATGCTTTATTTGGTGCAGGCTTTATACTGTATGTGGTTAGTAAATTAGTAGCGTGGCTTCCATTCATTAGCAGATATAAATTTCCTGTAGAAATTATTGGCGTAATATTTCTAGTAGTAGGTTCATATTTCTATGGCGGGTATGCTACGGAAAAAGTATGGCGCGAACGTGTTGCAGAGTTAGAAGCTAAAGTAGCTAGAGCCGAAGAAGAAAGTAAAAAAGTAAATGTAGTAATTAAAGAAAAAATTGTTACAAAAATAAAAGAAATAAAAATATTTCAGGATAGAATCAAAGAAGTAATTGTGGAAAAAGAAAAAATAATTGATGCACAATGCGAAGTACCACAAGAGGCTTTAGACATACTGAACGAAAGTGCTAAGGGCGTAGGTGAGCAAAAATGAAAACAATAGTTCTAATTCTCTTAACATCAGTTTTAGTTGGCTGTTCTAGCACTGCTCCGGTAAAGAGGAATTTTCCAGAAGTTCCTCAAGAACTTATGGCTGCTTGCCCTGAATTAAAACAAGTAGAAAAGACTGAAAAACTCAGTAAAGTAATCACAACTGTTACTGAAAATTATGCCTTATATCATGAATGTAGAGCTAAAGTCGATACATGGATACTTTGGTATAATACTCAAAAGAAAATTTTCGATAGTGTACAATAAAAATAAGAAAATTAGGACAGTATTATGATTCAAAAAAAACTTTGCGCAGATTCTAGATACAATAAGTATGATGCTGATTTCGATGGTACCGTTGATGACGAAGAAATCGATAACGCTCAAGAAATGTTAGAACTAGAATTACGTGAAGAAAAAGCAGATGCTCATCGTCGTATGGCATGGGTCGCTATGATTTCAATGATACTGTTTACTGTTGCACTATTTTTACCTATGGTTTCAGAAACCAGAGTCGCAGCCCTTGCCGACTTATTGGGCTTATTTTATATTGCCCAAGCAGGGATTGTTGGTGCATATATGGGAGTTACTGCTTGGATGAGTAAAACACAGTCGAGCTCGCCAACTTCTCCATCTTTGCCACCAATAAGGCGCCCAGCATCTAATACATAACTGTATTTGATTATCAGTTTTTTGACCTGTCGGTCAAAATTTTGTATAATTAAGTGATGACCTATTATGATATTTTAGGTGTTTCCAACACTGCAAATCCAGATGAAATCAAAAAAGCCTATAGAAAATTGGCTAATCAACATCACCCTGACAAAGGTGGTGATGAACACAAGTTCAAAGAAATATCAGTGGCTTACGATGTATTAAGTGATTCAAATAAACGTGCCGAATATGATCAATCTCTAATGGGCGGTGGCGGATTTAGATTCCAAAATATGGATGGTGGTTTCTCGGACATGAGTGATTTATTTGGTGGAATGTTTGGTGCTCATTTTGGTTCGGGATTTGCAGGGTTTCAACACCCTAGACAGAGAAGAAATCGAGATCTAAACATACGATGCACTATAACTTTTAAAGACAGTTACACTGGCAAAGAACTCGAAGCAACATATCCATTACCAAACGGTAAAAAAGAAACTGTAGTAATTTCTGTGCCTCCCGGAATTGAAACTGGGCAAACTATTCAATATCGAGGATTAGGTGATAATTCATTCCCTGATTTACCAAGAGGCAATTTAAACGTAACAATAATCGTTGCATTAGATCCGAAATTCACTAGAAGGGGTGACGACATCTGCACTGTGTTAGAACTTGATTCTATAGAAGCAATGACTGGGTGTAGTAAAGATGTTGAAACTGTAGATGGTAAAACTGTACAAATTAAAATACGACCCGGTGTTGAACACGGTGGTGAATACAGTGCATCTGGAATGGGCTTCAAAAATGCTAGGATGCGTAGGACTGGAAATTTTGTAATCATAGTTGCTATTCGATCTCTTGCTATCACTGACGAAATCCTAAAGAAAAAACTTCTAGAAATTAGAGATGAAATTAATCGAATTCCCAAATGAAATTTTAAAACAAAAAATGCCAGACTTTGATTTTTACAGCGAAACTGATCCAGTAAAGCTAGAAAAAGAAATGATAGATATCATGCATCAAAGTAACGGTATAGGTCTAAGTGCGAATCAAGTTGGATTTAGGGGTCGAGTGTTTGTAATGCAGCCTCAAATACTAGACAACAAAACACCTTTCGCATTATTCAATCCAATTTTATTAGAACAAAGTAAAGAGGAATCACTAAATGAAGAGGGCTGTTTAAGTTTTCCAAATCTTTTTTTAGAAGTTAAACGATCAAAAAAAATTAAAGTACAATATGTTGACAAGCATCAAAATACCTGTATAATAGAACTTACAGACATAGATGCTCGATGTTTTCTTCATGAATTAGATCATCTAAACGGTATATGTTTTACAGATAAAATCAGCCAACTTAGATTAGCATTAGCGTTAAAGAAACAGAGGAAAAAGAATGGTAGAACCAAGTGAGAGCCTGAAGTTAGTTTTTGAAAAGGCTATTGATGTAGCAAGAAAATTGAAGCATGAGTATCTTACCATAGAACATTTATTGTTTGCTATGCTCTGCGAAGATTCATTTTTTAACAATGTACAGGGATACGGGGCGGACCCAGATTATATTAAAAAGAATTTAGAACACTATCTTAAAACCAAACTTAATGATATTATTAATGAAAATGTTGATAAGCCTAAGAAAACACAAGCCGTAGAAAGGGTTTTGAATCGTGCCTTTACTCAAGCACTGTTTAACGGTCGCCAATTGATGGAATTGACTGACGTGTTTTTAAGTATAATGAGTGAAAAGCGCAGTTGGAGTTTGTATTACATTCAACAAGCAGGCATCGATAAAGACAAATTTGCAGATTATCTCAGTAATGAAATTGGCGGAGAAGAGGAAGAAGTGCAAGACGGACAAACTGAACGTGCTCTTAGGGCATTTACAACAAATCTAAATGAGCAGGTTAAGAAAAATAAAATCGATCCTGTGATTGGAAGGATAACAGAGCTTGAAAACGTGGCGTTAGCCATGGGACGTAGAAATAAAAATAATGTCATGCTTGTAGGAGATCCAGGTGTAGGTAAAACTGCTATAGCAGAAGGGCTTGCTTTTAATATTGTAAAGGGTGCTGTTCCAGATTTTCTAAAAGAATATACTGTATATAACTTAGATGTCAGTGCCATGCTTGCTGGCAGTAAGTATAGAGGTGATTTTGAAGAAAGATTTAAGTTTGTTTTGAAGGGTCTACAAACTAAAGGAAAAACTATCCTGTTCATCGACGAAGCACACATGATTAGCGGAGCAGGCAGTGCTGGTAACAGTGCCAACGATCTCAGCAATATGATGAAGCCAGCGTTGAGTAAGGGCAATATTAAGGTAGTTGCAAGCACAACTTGGGAAGAATATCGAAAATACTTTGAAAAAGATCGTGCGTTAATGCGCAGATTCCAAAGAATCACTGTTGAGGAACCCACTTCAGAAGTGTCAGTGCAAATTTTAAAAGGTCTTAAAAAATATTACGAACAACATCATAATGTTAAAATTACTGATGATGCCATACAAGCCGCGGTCAAACTCAGTGTAAAATATCAAAGCGACAAAAAGTTGCCAGACAAAGCCATTGATTTGATCGACTGCGCATGTTCTAGATTTAATATCAAGTTGGCCGCTGACAGGATTATTAACGAGTCAGAGATTCAGTATGAACTAGCACAAATGGTTCAAATTCCCGAAGAGCAGATAGCTGAAACAGAAAGTAATAATCTTTCTAATTTAGAAGATCAACTTAAGACTGAAGTTTACGGTCAAGACACTGCAATTAATGAAGTTGTTGATAAAATACTTGTTGCTCGTGCAGGTCTAAAATCAGATAATAAACCCATCGGAAGTTTTGTATTCATGGGTCCTACTGGCACTGGCAAAACTGAAACTGCTAAATCACTCGCAAAGAATCTCGGAGTTAAACTTTTAAGATTTGATATGAGTGAATATCAAGAAAAGCATAGTGTAAGTAAATTAATCGGTAGTCCTCCAGGATATGTGGGATTCGAAGAAAACGCCGGATTGTTGATTACACAAATTCAAGAAAATCCCTATTGTGTTTTACTATTTGATGAAGTAGAAAAAAGTCATCCAGATGTCAGTACAATTCTTTTACAACTTATGGATAATGGATTCATTACCGGAAGCAACGGTAAAAAAGCAGATTGTAGAAATGTAATATTAATACTGACCACAAATGCAGGCGCTCAGGAATCAGAAAAACTAAAAATTGGTTTTGGGGCTCAGGAAAAGGATTACGAAGATAAAGAACTTAAAAAATTCTTCAGTCCAGAATTCCGTAATCGTTTAGATGCTGTAGTTTCCTTTAAGAAGCTTGGTAAAGAAACTATGGTTAAAATTGTTGGCAAATTTATCGACGAGCTACGTGAGCAGGTCAAAGACAAAGGTGTTAAGATTAAGATCAACGACGCTGCTATCAACTTACTCATTGACAAGGGTTTCGATGCTAAGATGGGTGCAAGACCACTACAACGTACTATTGACCAAATGATCAAACGACCTTTAAGTAAGATGATATTATTTGGGGAATTGAAGGACGGTGGACAACTAAATATCGGCGTCGAAAACGATAATTTAGTGTTAACTAAAAAAATAAAGATACCAAAGATCACTGTTGAAAATGAAACTGAATCCGAACATTCAAATCAAAAGAACCAAGAAACTATTTGATAACACTTATAGATTCAAGGTTGTAATACTTTGTATTTTTGCCGGATATTTTAGAGGCAATGCAGTTCATTTTGCCCAACAGAAACTAAAAGAAGCTAAAAAGACCGGATCATACCCTCTCTGGGCTAAAAAAGCCACCCTTCAAGATGTTGAATTTGGTTTGACACTTTGTAAAGAACTTCTAAAATTAGAAAATTATTCTCTTAGAATTGAAAGCCCGATAATATCATTTTACACTAACAACGAAAATGATATTAAATCAATAGTTAATATCGACAGTGATGCTGTAAAGTATGTGTCTATGCCTGAACATTATCAGAACATGGAGAAAGACACTGTTTATGTTAAAAAATTAGACTATGGATTTAAAGTAACAATGGGTAGAACAACCCAAGCCCAAACAAATTTTATACAATGGGCAGGTTCAAATACGCACAAGATTCGTATGCCTAAACGCTGCCTAGATGACCTTGCTCACAATCATAGCTGGGGCGGGGGCCATTTTTACGTCAAAGATGATAAAACTCTTACTATGGTCAAAATGTTTCTAGGAAACAGCATTGCCAGGGTTGATTCTGTAGTAAAACTCCCTAAAAACTAAAAAGTCTGCTAGTTTGTGATATTGATAAATATCACAATAGGGGATTGACATGACTGAAAAGGGACTTTCACATTACATGGAATTAGTCGAATCCGATGGGACTGACATATATCAGGGAGATGGGTTCTATTTCATGCTGGACGAAGATACTGGCGTAGAAACAGAAGTACTAACTGCCTGGGATGACGCTATCTTAGTTGAACTAGATCAAACAGCACTGGCTCTACTTCAGGACATTGGCGCAAAATTTATAGATTCCGATGATCTAAATGAAGCAAAATATCAAGGTAGAACCGTACCTTTGGGCAAGCCTATGAAAGGTGATGTAGCCAAAAGCAAAGTTTATGTTCGCAAACCGAATGGTAAAATTGTTAAAGTAAATTTTGGCGACAAAAAACTCAGTATTAAAAAACACATTCCTGGCCGTAGAAAAAGTTTCCGTGCCAGACACAACTGTGCCAATCCGGGCCCACGTTGGAAAGCACGTTATTGGAGTTGTAGGGCTTGGTAATATGAAAATCACAGAACTTTTTAATAATCCAAAAAAACCAATAGATCAACTATTAGGTAAAGAAAAAGATCACGATATTGACAGTGACGAATTTAAATTTGATCTCGGTGAAGATTTAATTTATTTTATGCACAATAATGATGATTTCTACAGAAGGAACCTTTTCCCAGTACTAAAAGTATGCAAAAGAAAATTTGATCTTGGACAAGGTTTCAGTCACCGTATGTTCAAGCCAATCATAGCTAAAGCATACGAAGCTTACAAAAAAGAATTTCCATTGAGAGAATTACAAGACAGGTTAGAAGAAGAAAAATGTGATGCTATAGCCAAAGAAATTTATAATACTGAGCTAGGTCACATGAAAGATGGAAAATACGAATAATGTTTTTAAGAGAACTTTTTTCGCCTTTGGCAAAGTTTCTACTTTATGAAGGCGGCAACTTAGTTATAGGTGATGTCGAAGCAAACAAAATCGACACTAGTCAAAGAGCCAGTGTCGTGCCTATACTTGACAACGCACTTACAGCAATCAACAAGGCCTATGCCGCACAACACGGCAATAAAGGCATATGGAATCCTAAATTATTGGCTAGTAAAAAATTCTTAGCAGGCTCCAGTTTTCATTTCTTTGATCGTACAGGCATATCTGATGAAATTTTTACACAGGTAAAAAGAACTGTTGGCGACATTGACACAATGATCGATAAGGACAAAAGAGATGACGTACTTACTTGGTTATCATCTCTTTCACAAGGAGCTGTAGTAGGACCTGCACGTTTTGTTGGGTTTGATGATAAAGATCCTGTGCAAATATTAACTATGTGGCAATTCCCTGATATTGTTATCCAAAACAATGAAGGAAAACAATTTCCAATCAATATTCAAATAGATTTGGAAATGAAAGAATATGAAAACGACGAACCAACTACTTGGAGTCAATTTAGTACTAGTAGCAGTTGGGAAGATATCAGTGTTGGAGTCAAAGGTGTATTTCATAAATTTTTAATACAAAGTATGACTGGGTTAACTGCCAAAGACTTTATGCTTAGAAAACTTGTGGGTCGAGGTAAAGCTCGTGCACCACAAGACATACCTACTAGAGATAATATGTACAGTTTTGCCATTAAATCAAAAGAAGGTGGCGGACTTAGACCCAAGTATGATCCAGTAATAGATCCGACTACTGGCAAACAAGAAATAGTAGATGGATTGCCTGTATTTGAACCACGTGCAACTACTGGCTACGAAAAAGATTTAGGTAAGATATTTCAAACTATTTTTGGCTCTAGAATGAAGCCAAAAGATTTAAATGCACAAAAAGAGAAATTTTGGAGTTTTGTTGGTGTAGCAAGTTTGATGAAACAGTATTTGACTCCCGAAGAGCAAAACGAAGTTGTTGATAGTTTTTTAGAAAAACTTTTTGCTCCCGGTGCACAAGGTCTTTATGCTAATGATAAAGAAAAAGATCAGCAAGAAAAATCAGCTGCTGTAGATAAACTATTTGACATATTAGAAACTAATCCTCCAAAAGGATTGGATCAAATGAAACAGCAATACTATGCTGCCTATAAATTAAGAGAAAGTATTTTTGAAGCAGAAGAAAAACCAGAAGTAGTACAAAGCAAACGTAAAAGCATAGTTCATTTAGAAAAAATGAAAGATATTGACTTTTTAGATTTACTTGATGAATTACGTGATGAAACTAACGATAAAATAACATTGGATAATATTCCAATGACTGTTAAAATTGACGGCTTTGGATCACGTTTTGGAAAAAGCGAAGACGGTAGGGCATTTTACGAAACCAGTAGAACTGGGCCTAAATTTGGTCCTGGTAAATTCTTAAAATATCATCTAGAAAAAGGCACACAGGACGAAGAAATTTTACGCAGAGCTGGATTATTTGATCAACTGCAAGATAAAATTATGGGTGTGATTGAACGTATTGATAAGCAATTAGGTAAAAACTTTTTAACTGATGTTAAAGTACACGTGGAAGTACTATATCTCCCGTTTGCCAGCGAACAAGAAGACGGTAGATTAAAATTTGTTGGTATAAGCTACGACAAATTACCTGAAGGTGTTGATCTAGCACTAATTCCTTTATTTGCCGAAATTGGCAGCAGTGGTGCAAAACATCCTAAAAGTAATCTAATAATCAAACAATTAAAAAATATTGGCAACATGGGTGATACAATGTTCATAGATAATAATCTAACTACTGATGGTAGTATAGATGTTACTGGGCTTATACCCCCTATGGAAAATTTAGAAACATTAAGAAGCATGATTCTAAGTAACAAACGTGATGCTAAAAAAGAAGCAGCCGAAGCTTTACAACCATTAAAAGATAAACTAGCAAATTACATCATTGAACACCCAGGTATATTAGGTAAAGATATATTAGGTAGAGACTACGAAGGTATTATTTTAAACAGCAAGCAGGGTCCTGTAAAAATTACCAGTAAGCAACAAAAAGATATAATCAAAGCTAAAAATGATGCTATTAAGGCTGCAAAGCCCCCACAAGCAGATCCTAACAAACCCAAGTCAGGCAAAACTGCTGTAGTGACTATCGGTAGTTTCATTGGTCACATTGGTCATCAACAACTAGTCAATATGGTTTTAGATAAGGCACAAGCGTTAGGTGCTGATCCGTTTGTTTATATCAGTAGTATGACCGGACCGGATGATCCTATTCCACCAGAAGTTAAATTTGAAACTTGGCAAAGACTGTATCCAGATCAACGTGAAGTATTTTCACTGATACAGCCCGGCGGCACTCCTGTTAAAAAAATAGAAAAAGAACTAGTAACTGTAAGTAATCCACCGCCTTACGATAAAATTATAGTAATGGTAGGCGATGATCGTTTTGAAGGTATGCGTAAATGGATGCAACACCTAAGTAAGCGTATGAAAAATCCGCAGTATCCAGGTTTTGAACATGTGGAATTTGATGTAGAAAATACACCAAGAAATCCAGATGAAGGCGGCACTGGTATGAGCTTTACCGAATTACGTAATGTATTAAAAGACACAAGCAAAACAGCACAAGAACAATTTATTGCTTGGCGTAAAGCGTTTGATCCAATATTAGATGATAAATGGATCAAATATCTAATGACTGTGGCGAGAAAAGGAATGGGCATACAAGTTAAAAAAGATTTAAAAGAAAGTGTAATGAGTGAGATTGATTATCAAATTGGTAATAAATTGGACAGAGCCATTGCACTTTACAAAAAGAAAAGAATCAATGACGAAACTTTAGGCGACTTCACTATTAAGTTAGCCGGCAACGTGGCTAGAAAATTAGACCTAGATCAAGATGCAGTACAAGGTGTTATTAATGACTATGTGGATAACGCATTGTCAGATTTAGATGAAGAAGCCGCTGGTGTTGGAATTGTTACAAAACAAAATACAACTGCTGACGTTGGTCCTGGTACGTTAGGTAAAATGTTAAGAAGTTTGAAACTAGCATGAAGCAATACAAAATAACTTCTGATAATATTAGTAAAGATAGTCCAGATGACTGCTATCTAGATCCTAACGATCCTATACAAGAAATAAAAGTTCTACAATATTTAGGCGGCATTAATGCCCAAGGCAGATTATATGAATATCGTCTGCAGAATCAAAAGGCAGCACAAGGCAGTAATATCAGTGTAACAGGTAATGAAAAAGGCGAGCTTATGAAAAAACATAATATCAAACCTGGAACACCAGAATGGTTTAAGCTATGGTTCAGTTTACCATATCTTACTGGCGAAGGGCCTGTCGACAAAAGTCGATAAATATTGAATAATGGAGAAAACCAATGAGTTTTGAATTTGATTTCACTAGAGAAAAACTAGCAGCTTGCATCTACAAAAACAAGAATCCCGATCCTTGGTATGATGCACTATATGAAAATTTACCAACATTTGAAATTGTAACCCCAGCACGTGTCGCTGGGTTTATTGCACAATGTCAGCACGAAAGTTTAGACTTTACTTTATTACAAGAAAACTTGAATTACAGTGCTAAAGGTCTAAATGGAACATTTAAAAAATATTTTCCTACGACAGATTTAGCCGAATCATATCAACGCCAACCAGAAAAGATTGCTAATAGAGTTTATGCTAGCCGAATGGGCAACGGTGATGAAAGGTCTGGCGACGGATTTAAATTCCGTGGGCGTGGGTTGATTCAACTTACTGGGCGTGATAACTACACAGCATTTAGTCGTGATTTCTTTGGTGATGATCACATAGTAGAAGATCCTGACTTAGTACGCACACCGCCATATGCTGTGTTAAGTGCCTGCTGGTTCTGGAACAAAAACAAATTAAATCAGTGGTGTGATGCAGGTGATGTAGTTACACTAAGCAAACGTATTAATGGCGGTACCATTGGACTCGATGATCGTATCAGCCATTGGAACCATTGCTTAGATATTTTGGAATCCTGATGAGATTAAGGGAACTATTTGAGGAAGCATCTGCTGGTGCAACCAGTGCCAGCAGTATCGCTGCGGTTCCTAATCCTAATTTAGCAATTGGTGACTCACGTGCCAGAAAATC